TTAGGCTCAAACTGTCTCATCTTAGTTCCTCTTTTGTTTTCTCTATTACAAGCTACATAAACTACCTAATCTCTGTTGTCAATAGTTTATTTAATCTCTAATTCCCCTAGAGGGTCGCTAGTCCCTAGCTCGTGGGGTTCCTCTAATTCCCCTAGTGGGGTCTGTAATTCCCACGGTACCACCTCTCTAATTCCCCTAGTGGGGGTCCTCTAATTCCCCTAGTGGGGGTGCCGAAAACATTTCACATTCCAATCGTTGAATAATAACAAATACAGAACATTTCCGAATCAAAACTTCGCATGTTAAAGCATTGCCTTTTCAGGGTCAAATCAATTCTTTTGTTTCAATACATTTCATGCGCCCACCCTTGCCGTTTTTTGCGAGCTAAACCGAATCGGTCTGTCCCCACGGCGCTATTGCGGCTTACCTCTTGTTTATATACGATTCGCCAGACAACACAAGCATTCTTTTAGCTTGACTCCTGTCCCCGAATCAATGTAACCGCGCGCCCGTTCTATTTATCTTAGGTTTTTAATCTTTCTTTGCTAATTCTCAAATAAACGCTTGCAACCCGGCGAATCCTATGGCAAAACTAATTTAACGAAACGAACAACCAAACAAGGAACCAGACAATGAACTATCCAGAGTTTCAGCAATATCTAGCACGATACGGGTTCACATATACGCCAATAACGCATGACCAGTATTCTTTCCTAGTCGACTCTGGTCATGATGTTGACTCTTGCTATGGCATTTCTTGCGATGTTGCAGCAGGTTTCGACTTTTCCGACCTTATCTAAACCTACCCAAACAAGGAACCAAACCCATGAACAATACCTATACAATCGCAATTCGTAACGTCATGCCTCACGGTCCAGCCTATAGCCCCGCCGACGGAATTCCCCGCACCCTTACTTTGATTCAAGCTGAGAAACTGGCCAAGCAAGCGCGTTTCAAAGGTGTTGATTGCGTTGCCTTTAATGTTGCGAGTGTTTGATATGAGAACTACAATTAAAATGCTAGAACGCCGTGTTGGCTTGCTTAACGACATGACGGGCGCGTCTCGGGAACCCTACCAATCGGAGCGGGATTCAAACGGTCATTTAATTACTAATATAGGAACTTATTACATAGGCGGCGCGTATGGGGGGCACAGGCTGGAACGTATGACCAAAGGCGGTGGCGCAGCGGATATCTCGCCACGACTCAATAGGTCGGCTCTCGCGGACTGGATCAACGCTTACATCGACGGAATCGAAATAGGGATGAAACTATGACAACGGCTTATTTACAATTCGGCGGTGCTATCTTTGGTGGCGGCCCTATGCAAACAATCGGGGTTGAAGTGAAGGAAAGCCTGTTACCTTGGCAAGAAAGGGGCCTATCGTATACCGCAAGCGGCTATGGGGCCAAGATTCCAACCTGCTATATGGTCAAATGGAATGGCCGCTGGCGTAGGGTTTACGCGGCTTGCCATGGCAATGCGTCCACCTGTTACCTAGCCAAGGGTAGCGAATGGGTTTGTACCGTCGACATTTATAACTAATAAGGAATCTTAACATGCATAACCTACCTGAAAACGCCATCTTATACGCAAGCGACCGCCACGGGATTTACATCCCGCAGTATTTTGCAGAGTCAATCAAACCTGAATGCCTTTCCGGCGTATCTAGTGAGGACATGGCAATCCTGTTAGCTGGACCCGATCATGAGGAGTATTGGGATGCATGGGATGTAGTAGGCAATAACGCCACGCTAACGGATTCCAATGGCGTCACGTTCTATCTATATCAGGATGGTGACCTATGGTTGATTCCTAGTGACCACGAATGGGAGGATTAAACCATGCGACTAAGACACCTGCTTATGGACGCCATAGGGCTTGCCTGTATCTGTATTGTGGCCACCCTGCCCCTGTTCCTATAGTAGCGACAGCTACGCTCTCTATAGGCCTATCGTACGCCCCCTTGCATCGCCCCTATGAACCCATGGAATACCTATGCTTGGCAATGGCTTGGCGTAGGTTCTACCTTGAGTCCTACTTGCGAATCATTCGCATCTAGATGTTAAAGGGAATTGCATGGGTGCTGCCCCCTGCGAATCCTCTGTCAATAGTTTACTCTCGCAACCCCCTAAGTAATTGATACTAGTGACATTTATATCACACCACTAATGTTTCACGTGAAACAATTCTCTGGCATAGCTCGGCCATCCCTAGTGTTGCACAATTGTCACACCCAGGATTTATTTTCACCTGGGGGTTGACGCTAGGGTCCCCCCAGGTTATGGGGCGAGTGATTCGACGCTGGTGGTAGCCCCAGTGAAATCCAAAAGAAGAAATTTACTTTGCCTTATAGGTTGTAACATACATCACAAATGTGTTACCAAATGTTACACTGTAGGTACACTGTGGTATAAAAGTCACACTCTAAGTTTATTTACCTATCTAAAGTGTTGCACAAAAGACACACTATTGAAAATTCGTAAATAAAAGAATCGGTTGTTATCAAACACTTAGGAAAATACTACAAAAAAGATGACATTTAGGTGTAATAAACTACCAGAAAAAGGACTTATATATATACAAGGGGGTAGGGGGCACACAGGTATTAACCAATGTCTCTTAACTTAAGTGATTAAGCACTCATCAAGTAATTAAATACTAAGCACTTAAGTGATACTTAAGAGATACTATAGTATGACTACACAATAAGATTATATACTGTTCAGTGTTTGATACTTAAGTATGTACTAGAGTATCCACCATCTTAAGTACTTGATTACTTCTTGTTGTAGTTATTAGTACTATAGTGGCACTTAAGTATGTGACGATCTTGTCTACCATCTTAAGTTGTTGTAGCTACCTTAAGTACCGACTTGCGCTACCACCATAGGAATACATACTCCTAGAGCAATCTGGTTGTAGTTATATTCCCAACTAATACCACCCCTACAGGACAGCCACGGTGAGCTTAGAATAGCCCGTGAGAGCTTCCTTAGGGGTGGCTTTTGCAACACACTAAGGACTAAAGTAATATGAGCAACTTCGGTGCGCCAGTAAACAAGCTAGGTAAGAACAAAGCTATTGCCAACCTTGTGCGTAAGCGTGTCCTTGAGGGTTTGTCAGTTAAGGATATTGTGGGCGAAGTTCAGGCAAAGTTCTCCGATGCCCCTCGTTCCCTTAATACCTTCTACAAGTATTACAAGAGTGACCTAGAATCTGCCCGTGCTGAGATTAACGGTATGGTTGGTAGCATGGTCCTTAAGCGAGCTATGGAAGAGGGTGACTACGGGCACTTTGCCTCTCAAGAGCTATTCCTTCGTTCTCGTGCAGGTTGGTCCCCTACAGCTACAAACATTGAAGTTGAGCAAGATAGTGCAGATGAAGACCTAAGTGCTATCGACCAGCTTTCAGAGCTTCTAGGCTTAGATATGGATGAACCCGACAATGACACCCCAGACGAAGAAGAAAGCAGCAACGGCTGATGCCCTTAGAGCATTACCCAAAGACAAACTAAAGCAAGTCCTAAAGCAGCTAACCCCCAAGCAAGCTGAAGAACTCAAGTATGACTGGAGGTTCTGGGCTAGACCACAACAGTTACCACCTGAGGGTAATGGCTGGAATGTGTGGTTTATCAATGCTGGACGTGGCTTTGGTAAGACTAGGGCTGGTGTGGAATGGGTAAGAGAGCAGGTTAAGTTAGGTCATAAGCGTATTGCTGCTGTAGCCTCTACCAACTCTGATATTGAACGCGTTATGGTCAAAGGTGAGTCAGGGTTCCTGAATTGCTGCTTTAAGGGTGATAAGACCCATAAGGGCCAAGACATGGGATACCCTGAGTGGTCACCTACTAAACGGTCCCTTACATGGGCTAACGGCGCTAAGGTAGAGTTCTATAGTGCAGAAGAGCCTGAGCGTCTACGTGGACCCCAGTTTAGTGCTGCATGGTGTGATGAGACTGCTGCATGGAATAAAGATCAAGATACTTGGGATATGCTACAGTTCTGCCTACGCTTAGGTAAACACCCTCGTATCTGTATTACTACTACCCCCAAGCCCACTAAGTTGATCCGAACGATCCTTAAGGGTGCACAAGGGGAAGACCCTAAGGTTATCATTACTACTGGGTCTACGTTTGATAACTCCGCTAACCTTGCTGATACTTACCTTACCTCTGTTAAGGCTCTCTACGAGGGTACTAGGCTAGGTAAGCAAGAACTGTATGCCGAGGTTTTGGAAGAGGCTGAAGGCGCTCTATGGACTACAGAGACCTTAGATAACTGTCAGATCGACAGGGACGACCTCCCCCACCTTAACCGCATTGTAGTTGCACTTGATCCTGCCGTTACTTCTAATGCTGAGTCTGACATGACTGGTATTGTTGTAGCTGGTGTGGATGTCAATGGCGTAGGCTACATCTTAGGTGACTACACCGATAAACTCTCCCCCCAAGGCTGGGCTAACAAGGCTATCGAACTCTACCACAAGTATGAGGCTGATAGGATTGTAGCTGAAGTTAACCAAGGTGGTGACATGGTTAAGCAGACCATCCACGGGGAAGATGAAACAATCCCTTACAAAGCTGTAAGAGCCTCTCGCGGTAAGTATGCCCGTGCTGAACCTATCTCTGCCTTATACGAGAGAGGTCTAGTGAAACATATTAGGAACCCTGAAGACGGGTCTAACCTTAACGAGCTAGAGACTCAGATGCGCACATGGGAGCCTTTAGGTAGTATCGGGTCACCTGACCGCCTAGACGCTATGGTATGGGCCTTAACAGACTTAATGATGAATGGCTACACTAAGCCTAAGCTACAACTAGCGTACAGTAACGCAAAAGGATTAGGAAAGTAGAATGAGCACCAACCCTAAGAGCATTTATAACGAGTTCATTAGGGCTAACCTTCCTGTAGGTATCACCTATGATAAAGTACGTGCTCAGTATGTCACGGGTAATGGCAAACGCTTCCCTACTTACCTTCAAGCTAAGTGGTACTTGGATTATATTATCAAGTTTGGTTACTCTCCTGTATTTTCTGTAGCCTCTCTTTTCTCTGATGGTGAACAGGGCGTATGGTATGACCCTAGCGACCTGACGACACTGTTCCAAGACACCGCAGGGACTACCCCTGTAACTACCGCAGGGCAGACTGTTGCGCTGATGCTGGATAAGTCTCAGGGGCTGACCTTGGGGTCTGAAGAAATCACCAACGGGACGTTTGATACGGCTACAGACTGGATCGCTAGGACAGGCTCCTTACGCATTTTTGGGGGTGAGCTAAACCTCTTAGTCGGTGACCGGATATACCAACCTTTTGATGTTAATGGTCTTGTGTTTAACGTCATAGCGCTGGATGTACAAGGTACAACCGTGGGCGTTTACGCAGGTATCTCTATATTAGGTGGCGGTAAGGCTGTGTCTTGGAGTGTGGAAATCATTTCTGTAGCCACCTCTGGTAGATTACAGATGTTCTTTCTCGCAAGTGGTGAGATAGAGTTTAAGCTGATAGGAACCGGCGCTGACATCAACATAGACAACGTATCCGTCAAGGAACTCCCCGGCTACCACGCCACGCAAGCAACTGCTGCTGCACGGCCTGAGTATTTGCTAGACGGCAACGACCTGCCATACTTACTAGACGATGAGGTAGACGACGCACTGCCCGCAACAATCCCTGATCTTGGCACTGACGCTACGTTGGCATACGCTACTGACGCAGGGACAACCATTCTGACAGGCCAGACAATCGGCGCAGGATCGTTTGAGGCACTGCGCGGGGTTCGGACATACGCGGTCATTGCGGTTGACCGAGCGTTGACTGCTGCCGAAACAACCAACGTCACGGCATATCTTGATGCCAAGCGAGGTGCCGCATGAGACTAACAATAGCAACCCCCGCCGCACACATCGACATTGCGAACAACTACGCGATGGCCTTGGGGTATTCCGAAGCTGATGGCCTGACCTACCGCAACCCTTCATGGGAAGACGCCGATGGTAACCTCTACGCTGTGGCAAGCCTTCCTATCGGGGTGAACTTTGTAGGTGCAGCCACAAGCCCTCTAGTACGCCCTGAGTGGGACGTTGAGGAAGTCATTGACATGACCAAGGCCACACAGGCTCAAGGGCTTGTGTTTCTCTGGACGCCTAATGAAGATGACCCTTACCCCCCACAAGCTAACCCTAGCCAGATTGTAGCTACCCTTGGTATGAGTGGTCAAGAAGCTATCTCTGCTATGGGGCTTACTCCGGCCCCACAAGATGACTTAATTTAAGGATACAAATAATGGCAACTCTTAATGACCGAGTGTTCGATAATGGCCTTACGGTCCTAGACACTGAAGCTAACCGTATTGATATCACCTCTATTGAAGCTACTACCTATGCAGCAGCTACAAGCACTAACACTCTGGGTAACTCTACTAGCCTAAGTATCGGTGCGCCCGCTGACCGTGCTGGTGGTGGCCGTGAGGTTACTGTAGCTGCCATTACTGATGGTTCAGTCACAGGTACAGGTACAGCTACTCACTACGCTATTGTAGATACTATCAACTCTCGCCTTTTGGCTACGGGTTCTCTATCTGCATCACAAGCAGTTACATCGGGTAACACCTTCACATTGTCGTCCGTAGCTATCGGTATTCCTGACCCCGCTTAAGGTAATTTAGTATGGTAACTCTCGTCAACAGAGCTAAGATGACCACAGCCACTACAGGCACAGGTACGATCACACTTGGTTCTGCCGAGATTGGCTACCAGTCCTTTGCCGATGCTGGTGTAGCTGATGCTACTGTAGTACGCTATGTGATTGAAGATGGTTCAGCTTGGGAGATCGGCACGGGTACTTACACCGCTTCCGGTACAACCCTTAGCCGCACAGTCTCTGAAAGCAGCAACGCAGACGTAGCTATTAGTCTCTCCGGCTCTGCTGTGGTGTACGTAACTGCCACCGCTGAAGACTTTGGGGGTGGAGCAGCTGGTCTCACACTCATCCAGCAAGAAGTGATTACAACTCCGGTCAGTGCAGTAGATTTTGACCTGCCAGCGGGGTATTCGCGGTACAAACTGGTGTTGGAGGGTTTTGAAACTGACGCCTTCAACACAACCATGCGCATCTCATACGATGGTGGTTCAACATTTGCCACTACGGCTTACGCTTACAGAGTATTTTTCGCAAACTTTGGTACGTCTGGAGATAGCTATTCTGGGTTTAGTGGGGACAGTGCATTTGTTATCAGCTCTGCCTTTGGTACAAGTACAGCTAATGCTCCACATAACAATAACAGCACGTTTAACATCATAAACAACCCCGACTGGTTTTCTTATGATGGCGCTGGAAATTTACGCAACAACGCGGGTACAGATACTCAAATTTTATTTACAGGCAGGCGGTCTCAATTAGCTAAAGCTGACGCCCTGCGATTTTCAATGTTATTTGGAGGTACTGAAATATCTGCGGGTAAAATATCACTCTACGCATATAAGGAAACAGTATAATGCCTCTGGTACAGAAAAACAGGCAGGTAGTCGAGGTCTCTGCTGACCAATTCCCACAAATGTCCTTTGCAGAACTTAAGCTTAAAAAGTTGCAGGACTTGGCCGCAAGGCGTTATCAAGCTGAGGTTGGTGGTACAACACTAGGTAATACTCTTATTGCCACTGACAGGTCAACTCAAGGTAAAATCACAGCAGCCTACGTTAAGGCCAGTGTAGACCCCACATACTCGATAGATTCTTGGAAATCTCCTAATAAGACCTTCTCCCCACTAGATGCAGCAACCATCATTGCTATTGCTGATGCTATTGAGAAGCATGTTCAAGAGTGTTTCTCCCATGAAGCGGTACTTACCAACCAAGTCACAGCCGCGACAACAGAGTCTGAACTAGGGGCTGTAGACATTGGTATGGGCTGGCCTTAAGCACCTGTACAAACGATGTCTGATAAATTACTGAACCGGAGTAACCCATGCTAGGATTTTCCCCTCTCGCCTCCACTCCGCTAGGTGATGATGGGGCTATAGCCGAAGGCGTAGACTCTCTAAACGGTAACGGTATTACAACCTCCGCGCCTTCTATTGGTGCGTCTACTGTAGCACAAGATTCTAATTTAGCTGCCGATAACCTAGTTACAGGTAATCCCGTAGTTGGTAGCTCCGTACTTGTGCAAGAACACTCATTAAATAGTGTTGGTGTAGTTTCTGGAAGTCCTTTTGTAGGTACTCCTATTACTTCTGAGGGGTATGGCTTAACCGTTGAGGGCATAACTACAGGATCGCCTAATGTAGGCACCTCTAGTGTATCACAAGAACATACCATAAGCCCTGAGGGCATAACTACAGGGTCGCCTTTTGTGGGCGTGGCGAGCGCTTCCGAAACTGGTGTAATTGGCGTTGTACCTATTACTACAGGTAATGCTGTCGTTGGTACACCTACCCTAGATCAAGAACAAGTTATCCTAGCCGAGGATTTGACGACAGGATCACCTGTTGTTCTGTCGTCAAGCCTGTTTCAAGGTCATTCATTAGCTCCTGCTAACATCAACTCACAACCACCCACTGTCGGCTCCCCTGTTATATCTGAGAGTGTGGTTACTGTTGCATTACCTATTACTACGGGTTCACCTTCTGTAGGCTCCTCAAGTATATCCCAAACGCATAACATGGGTGCCGAAGGTGTAGTTTCCGAAGAGCCTGTTGTAAGCCTACCTGTTGTTGCTCAGTCCCACCA